CCAGAAGGGGGCGCCGGGCGCGTTCGACAAGCTCCTGCGTTCGGACTTCATCGAACAATCTCGTGACCTGAAATTCTTCGAAGAGTGGGCGATCAAGATCGACGAATATGGTGCGCTCGCAAACCGCAACCGCATCGCTTTCCTGTTCGGCCAATCCACGCTGAAGCGTGACCCGCAATACTCGGAATTCCGCGTCACCGATGCGAACTCGTTGGTGATCGCGCAACAGCCCGATTGGATCGAACTCCTTGATGATGCGCGCTATGGCGTGGACATCAAGTGGGTCGAACGTCCCGACGATCCGCTGAGCACTTTCCCTCGCCGTCCGACTGCGGCCCCGCGTCCCGGTGACTTCCCGGCATCGGGCTACGTGCGCTTGGATGAAGTCGATCAGACCGTGTTCTCCACGGACGACATTCTGAGTCTCTACGACCCCGTGAACAGCGTCTACCTGACCAAGGGCGAAGTCGTCTGGGTCCACAACAACATGGAAAGCCGCGATGTCTCAAAGGTCAACGCGACCGACTGGTATCTGCTGGGTGAAGACCTTGGCGCCGGTCACTGGGATGGCACGACACAGACCCGCACCGTTGCAACCGATGACCAACTCGTGGTCCTCGATACGGGCGAGCGCGTCTATTACTCCCGCCCCGGCGACGCGCCTTACATCACCGATGACGACAACTTCACGCCCGTCCCCGGCGTGACCTACAAAATTTCGTTCAACGTCCGCAAGGTGCTGAAGGAAACGAACGGCATCGCTGCTTACGTGCGCCCCGCGTTCGATGGGTTCAAGGCCGACCATTCGGAAGATGCTGCACTCGGCACGAAGTCCGGTTTCGGTTTCTCCAAGTCCACCGACATGATCGACACATCGAACTGGGTTCTCGACCGTTGGTATACGGTTGAGTGCGAATGGACTGCGCCGATCTCTCCCGATTACGTCAGTGCTCGCGGCCGTCTGCGCGTCAATCGTTCCTACCCGGAAGACCTCGCGATCACGCCGTATTCCGACGCTCGCTTCCAAGTGATGAGCCAGAAAATGGTCATCGCCCAGCGGCCGTCGTGGGATGCACTGAAGGTTTACAATCTGAGCGCAACGGGCGACGAGAACACCATCGCCAATGTCGTGACGGCCGCCGAAGACCCCAATCTGGCGAACACCACCACGCGCATCTACACGGTCTCCCCGCACGGTCTGACGGCCACGGATCGTGGCCTGTTCATGGTCGTGGACGGCGACACTTTCTCCGACCCGGTGCTCCAAGGCGTTCAGCGCATTTGGGACGTTGGCGACGGCTGGATCGACCTGCTGACGACCGGCAAGCTCGGCTATGATTTTGCGGCAAAGGGTCAACTCGGCCCGACGCTTCGGATCATGCGCACGATCCACTTCACCAACCTCGATCAATTCAATTCGTTCAAGGATCGTGTGGGTGTGGAAGACGGCGACATCGCATACGTCGATGGCAGCCCGTGGCGCGTCTATCAACGGTCCTCGATCAGCGAACAGGTTGACGACTATGCCGACGGCTCGCCGCAGCCCATCGGCCAGATCACCATCCCGAACGACTTCAACGCACGCCCCTTCAGCTTCGTGTTCTGGAAAGTCGTGCGCTCGCAGCCCGAGCGTATGGATGGCGCGCGCATCGCATCGTCGCTCATCTACAATCTGAAGACCAAGGTCTCTTCGGACTCGTTGCAGCCGGAGCCGCTCACGCTCGACCATCTCACGGTGGTGGCGCCGTTGACCGGCATCATTCCGGGCCGTGCGAAAGCCGAACTCGACTACATGACGGAATACGATCCGGCGAACTACAACGTTGCGCCCGCGTCGCTGAACCCGGATGGTTCAACCAACTTCGCCAACACTGGCGATCCGGTCGGCCCGTGGGGTCCGCTACAAGTCGGCAAACTGTGGTGGGACCTGAGCACGGTTCGCTTCCTTGAAACGGAAACGGACAACGTGAGCTTCGGCCTGTCCACCTCGGATCGTTACAACGCGGAAGTCCAATACCGCATCGCCAACTGGGGTCAAATCGCCCCGGCGACTTCGGTCGATGTTTACGAGTGGATTCGCTCCACGTTGCATCCGCTCGAATACACCGGCAGCGCAGAACAAGACGGTGATGTCTACAACCTCGACGCCCCGAGTTGGGTTGAGGCTCAGGAATATGACGGCCGCACCCTGAAGACCTTCTTCTATTTCTGGGTCCGCAATCGCAACACGATTCCGGTCAACAAGGACCGGAAGATGTCGGCATCCACCGTCGCTCGCTTCATCACCAATCCGATGATCGAAGACCAGCCGTGGATCGCCGCCGTCATGCCCAACGGTGTGCTCACCGGAGGCGTCAGTCCGTTCGTTGACGACGTGTTCGACCAGAGCAATGGCGTGGCGACTTCGGGCACCGTTCTTCAGATCGAAGTGGACGCAAACTACGACGGCGTTGTGCACGATCAGTGGATGCTTCTGCGTCCGAAGGACGAACGATCTCTGCCTCCCGAATGGCTGTGGGAGAAGTTGCGCGACAGTCTCGTGGGCTTCGATCAGTTCAAAGTCTCGGTCCCGCCGAGCATCAAAATTCCGTCTGCTGTTTTGGCGGTAAATAAGCCACCGGTCTGGTTTACCGGACCCGACGCTGATGATGTTCCTATTGACCCGAGTCTCCGATGAACGAAGATGCTTTTGAACTGCTGAACGAAATCCAGAGCAAGCACCGCCCGAACGAGGTGGGTGTTTGCTACGAAGGTGATGAGTTCCTTGCACGACTATCCGCGCGCGACCCCGAACAGGAGGCTGTCACCTACCTCCTGACCGGCGGCAGCTTGCCCAATGGTGCGTTCCTCGATCCGGCGCAAGGCACGGTTTCGGGCACGCTCAACCTCAAGCACTTCGACACCGATGAGGTGCTGATGGGCGACCACACTTGGTATTTCACTGTCGGTGCGTTCGACGGTGTGAATATCAAGGATCAGAAGTTCGCCATCACGGTCAAACACATCAATCTACCGGCGCAATGGAACGCGAATTCTGGTGGTCTGATCCTCGAATTGTATGAGGGAGACAACATCACGAATGGCACGGTGCTCAACACCAACGCCCTCGTTCCGGTTGACCAGTTCGGCAACATCGCTCTGGACCAATTCGGCAACCCAGTCGTCGGAGACAATGCCAACAGTCCGGTCAATTCGGTCGGCTTCAAAATCCTCGGCGCCGTGGACCCTGAGTTCGAGTTCAACCCGAACTCCGTCATTCAGCCGCTCACCTACCGCGCAACCGGGATGCTGTTCGACCACGACACGCCGAACACGATCCACTGCACAATCCAGATGGATGCGAACGGCATCATCACCGGCTCGCTGCCGCCCATCAGCCCGGACCAACTCGTGGGTCGTGACGGCTACGAATTCCCGATGCAGGTTTTCGCCTTCGACGGCGAGTTCGATCAGCCGCGCGCATTCTCCATTTTCGTTAAGAACGTGAACCGCCCGCCGGAGTGGCAAACCCCGGCCGAAGGCGCCGATCTCGGCACCTACATCGAAGGCACGGCCATTGCGCCGATCACCCTGACAGCCACCGACGTGGACTTGGACGCGCTCACCTACAGCGTCTCCAACGTGACCGTCGGCAACGGCGTCGCGACCACCCTTTCCAACGCCGGTCTATCGGTCGCCACGGTCAACAACACCGCAGTCATCACGGGCACGCCGTCCAACGCGCTGGTCCCGCCGATTGAGAACATTTCGAACACCGTCTGGTATATCGCTGACCCGACCGGAACCAACATCACGCTCGCTGGCCCGTCCTACTACAACGTGGTCAACAGCATCTCGGTGTTCCAATCGAAGCCGAGCGAAACCATCTTCGTGACGACCTCGCAACCGGTGATGAATCCGCCGGTTGGGTCGCGCTACAAGATCAGCTATTCGATCCGCAAAATTCAAGACCCGTCGAGTCTTGGCCCGGCATACATCCGTCCGGCGTTCGACGTTCTGGTGGGCGGGGCTTATCAAGTCGTCAGCGGCCAACGTTCCGGCTTCGGCTACGTCTCCGATATCAACAACGTCGGATATGACTTCTTCGATACGTCGATGTGGACGCTCGGGACGTGGTATTTGGTGACTGCCGAGTATACCACGACCAGCGCTTATGCCGCCATTCGTGGCCGTATTCGTATCAACCGCCGCGCCATCAATGCTGGCGGTCCTCCGTATTGGAACGGCAGTGGCTACATCAACAGAACCGACGGTCCTCCGTATTCCGACGCCATCTTCCAGATGCGCGGATATTCCATCGAGAAGAACGACAACCAGACCTACAATTTCACCGCCAACGTGACCGACGGTGAATATACGGTCTCGCGCAATTATCACTTCACCATCGGCAACCTCAACCTGCCGCCAGTGTGGGATACAGCGGCGGGTTCGCTAGGCTCCGGTTTCATGAACTCACCATTCTCGTTCAATCTGTCGGCGCACGATCCCGAAGGCGCGAGCGTCAGCTACACCCTCGTTGGTGGTTCTCTACCTCCGAACCTTACGATGACCACCGGAGGCGTGATTGCTGGCACGTTGGCCGCAATTCCCGGCCCCGGCGACGTGACGAGTTCGTTTACGGTTCGCGCCAGCGATGGCGCCAAGACTGCTGATCGTTCGTTTACGATCACGACGAAATATGTGCTGAACGGTCCCCCGGTCTTTACGACCCCGGCCGGTCAAATTCTGGCTGGTGAAGCTGGCACACCTATGCCCGCCTTCCAATTGGCGGCGACCGACCCCGAAAACGATCCGATCAATTTCACCGCCACGGGTCTCCCGGCTGGTGTAAGCGTTTCGTCTTCCGGTCTCGTGACCGGCACGTTCCCGTCCCCGGCCGGAACCTACACATTCTCCGCAACCGCCAACGCGGTCGGCGGCACCGACACACGCTCGTTCTCCATCGCAACAACAATCACGGTTGTTCCGTTCGATGTGGCGTTCGACACTGAATCGGTCACAACTGCTTCCGGGTTCCCGCCCAATCTTTCTTCGACCGCCCCCGGCACTGACTATACGTTCACCATCAGCGCCGGTGTTCATGCGATCAAAATCGACTGGATCATTGGTGGCGGCGGCGCGGGTGGTGCTGGCACGCAGCTAGGTAGCGGCGGCGGCGGTGGCGGCGGCGGTTCCGCTGGTTGGTATCAGGACGTTTACGTTCCCTGTAACCCCGGCGATCTTGTCACCGTTCACGTCGGCCCCGGCGGTGGCGCGCACCAACCGCCGAACGTCACGACTATGGGCCTCGGCAACGGCGATCCCGGCGGCGACTCTTACGTCACGATCAATGGCACGACTTACACCGCCACTGGCGGTGGTGGCGGCCATGAGAACGACAACCTCAACCACGGGTCCATCACGGCTCCCGGTGGTGCTGGGGGATCACCCAACGGTATCGCTGGCGCAACTGGCCCGGCTGGCACGAGCGACTATTCCAGTTCACCCGGCGGTGCTGGTGCGCCCGGCCCGACGGTCGATGCTGTTCCCGGCCAAGGCGGCGCGGGCGGCAATGCTGGCCCCGGCGCGTATGGCGGTGTTGGCGGCACGGTTGGCTCTGGCGGTGGCGGCGGTGGTTCCTACGACCGCTCCGGCCCGTTCTGGTGGCAGGGTGGCGATGGCCACCACGGTTTCATTCGAATCAGGAATGCATAAACACCGGCTAGAACCGGCTCATAAATAGAAGCATGACGCAATTCTCTTCGGGCACGCTGGCGAAATACTACAAAGGCGGCCCAGTCGGTATTATGCCGGGCCAAAGCATGTTCGTGTCCGATGAGACGCGGGTCGGAGTCTACGACGCGCGCTCTTCGTTCGTGCGGATGGTCAACATCATCTTTGCCCGCAATCCGGTCGCGCTCGAACGCGCCTCGGCGGTTGAGATGATGGATACGGAGACTCCGTCTTTCGAATACCTCGCATGGCGCCAGTCGCCGGGCTCGAACCAAATTCAGTCCACGCCACCCAGCACGATGTGGGACTATCAGGTCTTCTCGATCATGGAGCGCAACAGCCTTCTGGTCGATCCCGAATTCGTTGGCAAGATTCTTGCTGGCGAGCATCCCTGCGTTTTGGTTAACGGTCTCGGCAACCAAGAAGGCCCGCAGTGGTCTATCTATCGCGCGTTCATCCCGGCGGGCGGCCCGACACCCGACCAGATCGCCAATCATCCGAACGAAGTTTTCCAGCTTACAAAAGGCTACGATCACCACGTTGCGAGCTTCCATGACCGCGACTTGCTCACCCAAGGCGTAGACCCCATCGTAAAGGGCGTCAGGGTGCTCGTGGACGGCTCTTCGACCACTTCGGGGTTCTGGACCATCTGGGAGTATGTGGGGCCTTCTACGGCCTCTGACGTGGACGCAGCGGGCTTCAAGCTCGTGCAATACCAAACCTACCGCACGCGAGACTTCTGGAACTTCATCGACTGGTATGCGACCGGCTATTCGGCATCCGTGCCGCCGGTGGTGCGCTACGCCACGGCGAAGGATCGCGACACCGCTGAGAACCCCACCCCGAAGACCACCTTCGTGCGCGTCGATGACGACGGCACCGGGGCTTGGACGTGGACCGCATACAGCGATGGCGCATGGAACGTTGTCGCGCGCCAGAATGGCACTATCGCGTGGTCTTCTCGTTTCTACGATGACCCGACGCGCCCGACCATTGGCCTCGATCCCATTTCGGCTTCCGACCTAGCCAATATCCCGATTCGGGACGGCGATTGGGAGTTCCAAGTTCTGTTCAATCTGCTGCGCGACGCGCCCGCATTGACGAACCTCGAAGTCAACGAATTGTTCTTCAGCATGTTGCACTTCGTGCACGCGCAACAGGACCAAGTGACGTGGGCTTTCAAGACCTCATTCCTGAACGTCGGCGGCTACAACGAGTCGCTGACGCAGACGCCTGTCCAGCCCATCGACAACACGCAAAATCTGCTCAACTATCTGGACGAGGTGAAGCCCTATCGCGTGAAGACGCGCGAGTTCACGCGCCTTGTCACACCGAACCGCGACGACATCAATGCACAGGCTTCTGACTTTGACTTCCCGGTCTATTACGATCCGACAACCGGCAAGTATCGCACGCTCAGCTTGACCAATGCACTCGACTTGCAGATCATCACGACGCAGTCGCCGTGGAAGGAATGGTATGCGAACTATCAGCGTCCCGATTTCGATCCCACGGATTATGTCGCGAACCTGTGGAACCCGGTGCGCCATTTCAACATCGGCCTGAATTTCGACCGGGTTGACCACATGCCGCTGATCGCGAAAGAGAAGTTCGTCTACGACTCTGCGCGTCCGAATCCGCTCGGTTTCGTGATGCTGAATATCGACACGAACATCGTGGATATGCGCCTCGAAATCGTTGAGGTGTATGTCGGCGAAACGCGCTTGGCGGACAGCCAGTTCACGGTTGATGTGGACAACGTCACCATCGACGTGACGCCGGATGAGGGTGCGATTGTCACCGTCATCGTGAAGAAGAATTTGACGAGCGGTTTGGCCGGGGATCGCATCCAGCGCTTCTACGATCCCGAGAACGCCGAAGCCGCCGAGAAGAATTTGAAGACCCTGATGGGGCTCAACTTCAAGGGCAACATCATCGACGGTGGATCGCTGGGCGACAACGCTCTGCGCGACTATGACATCGACGGCAACTCCAATGGCGCCGTCACCGACGAAACGATCAACCCGCAGGATCGCTATTTCGGATTCGCCGATCCCGAGATCGACGCAGGCCGCCCGCAAGAATTGGTGCTCACCGGCAGCGGCGAGTCTCTCAAGATGGTGGTCCAGACCAACTGGAATTTGGGCGCCCCGCCGCAATCCTTCCGAAAGTTCAACACGTCGAACAGCGCGACCAGCACCGCGCGTCTCTATTTCGGCGACCAGTTCATGCAATACAACGATGGTGTGGCGGTGTTCCGCGACGGCGTTCGCGCACCGGAAACCGACTACACGGTTGACCTCGCGAACAACACCGTGAACGTCACACTGAACGGCGCCGACGAAGTCATTATCAAGACGTTTGGCGTGTCGGCCTATACGTCCATCGAAGACCTGCAAGAGTGGACCTATGTCAGCGGCCCGGCGACATTCCCGCTGCCGAAGAACCTGACCACCTATATCAGCAACGTCACGGTGGACGGCGAATTCCTGTCGCCCGGCCAATTCACGATCAGCAACACGACGCTGACGTTGAGCACGTTGCCCACGGCCAATGCGCGCGTGGTTCTTCTGTCTCAGGGCCAGCCCTCGTCGGGCGCTCCAACGGGCTCCAAAGTCTACACCGAGGTGCTCGCTTACAACGGCGGCCAGTCGTGGGCGCTCGCGCATCCGACCAAGCCGTTCACCGACGAAGCCGTCTCAACGATTGTCGAAGTCGATGGTCTGCGGCTGATCCCGCTCACCGATTACACGATCACGAGCGGCACGCTGCACATCACCAAATCGGTCAACTCGAACTCGATCATTGAAGCGACGACGTTCACCGACAAGGATCAGCTTGGCATCGACACGCGCATCGTCAATGCGACGGTCAACGGCGTCTACACCTTCGATAGCCCGTATGGCCCCGACTACATTTGGATGACGTTCAACGGAGTGCTGGTCGATCCTTCTCAACTGCACCCGCGAACTTCGCCGAGCGACATGGTTGTCTACACGCAATTCCGTGGTGCACCGCTGCTGCCCAAGGGCGCATGGGCAATTGCCATGAACCGCCCCGGAACCGACATCATGACCCCGAAAGAAGTCGGGGACTATGACGCCCGTCCGCTGGACACGACGCTCTACGATGTGGGTCGCGTGGGCGACTCTGGCGTCGATCTCGACGGTGACCGCCGCAGCATCTACGTCATCCGCCCGGATGCTTACGAGTTCGTCAAATGGGGTGTGCCGGACGCTGTGCTTGTGGGCAACGTCACGCCGACCAGCAACACGATCACGGTCCTCCCCAACGCGGTTGGCGAGATGCCCTTCAGCCTGCCGGTTGAGGAACTCATCAGCAACAACGCAACGGTCACTCTCAGCGCCTTCGACAAGGTCAACGACACCAAGCGCACGATCACCAAGCCGGGCGTCGTCTGGGTCAACGGCGAGCGCATCGAGTTCTTCCAATACAACGTCACCAACACGAACGTCGTGCTTGGTGAGCTTCGTCGCGGCACGCACAACACCCGCATCTGCAACGAACAGCGCAAGGTCGTTTCCTATGACGCTGATGGCGTCGGCGTTTCGTTTGCGATCCCCGGCGGCATCGACGAACTGAACAGCCTGACAGTCAGCGTCTTCGAGCCGCTGACCTACAGCAATGGCCAGCCGATCCGTTCGGATGGTTACACCGGATACAACGTGCTGGTTCCGAAGACCAACCGCCTGATCTCGGGCCAGATCATTGACTATTCTGTTGAGCTTTCGGGCGGGAACGTCGTCATCACGTTCGTGAAGCCTCCTGCATCTGGCTCAACCGTCTTCCTCGCGACGACCACAACCGTAATTCACCCGGACGGCAGCCCCGTGCACGACGGCCGCCGCAAGCTGGATAGTCGCCCGGATCGCGCGTTCTCTGGTGAGACCTACTACTCGTAATGTCGGCAGATAAATACGACAGTAAATATGGGTAGGACTATGGAACGCGAAGAAAAATCAACTGACGAACAGACCAAAGTCGAGATGGTCGGCCATATGCTGATCCGCGACAAGGATACTCAGGAGGTTCTTCTCAACCAGCGCGACGATTTTGTCCATTTTACGCAAGATATTTTGGGAAACACAGATGCACGATAAGCTTGGCGCCAAATTTGTGGGACATGTTCTGGTTCGTGACCGCGACACCGGCGAAGTTCTCGTGGACAAAAACAACGCGATCCACTTCGAAAACATGTCCGAGGCTCTCGCGCTGAGCCTTGCCAACCGACCGACCGGCCACATCCACCAGATGGTGTTCGGCAATGGCGCATCGACCGTTTCCGGCACCGGCGCCGTGACCTATTTCCCGCCCAACGCCACCGGCCAGTCAGCGCAGCTTTACAACCAGACCTACGCCAAGGTGGTTGACGATCTGTCCCCGCTGAACGTGAACACCACCGACAACAACCTACCTGTCCAGCACACCCAGAACGCCACCTACACCGACATCGTCGTGACCTGCACGCTCGAAACGAGCGAGCCGGACGGCCAGTTGACGTTCGACAACACGACGGATGTCGAAGGCACGTTTGTGTTCGATGAGATCGGGCTGAAGGCTTTCAACCCCATCGAAGGCACGGGCAAGCTGTTGACCCACGTCATCTTCCACCCGGTGCAAAAGTCGCTGAACCGGACCATCGAGATCGTCTACACCATCCGCATCTTCATGTCGTAAGGGAGGACCAGTAAATGCCCTATACAGTCACCTCCTTCGACGGCAACTTCACCATCGACGCACTGACGATCAACACCGCGAACTCTTCGCTGGCGCTGGTCGGTAAGAACTTCGCTGGCTGGGGCGAACCCTATGCCAACAACTTCGAACATCTGCTCGAAAACTTCGCGGGCGACAATGCTCCGGCCAACCTTCGCACCGGCCAGCTTTGGTATGACACTCTCAATCGCAAACTGAAGATTTGGGACACGCGGGACAATGCGTGGGCGCAACTTGGCGCGAACGCGATCACCGCTCAACACCTCCTGACGCCGCGCAATATCGCCCTGAGTGGCGACGCGACAGGCTCGACTTCTTTCGACGGCTCTACCGACACGACGATCACGGTCACGCTTGCAACCTTGCTGACCGGCGTCGGCGCCACGGCGAACTCTGCGGCCAACATTCCGGGCGTGATCTACAACTCCCCGGCAATCGTCGTGGACTCCAAGGGCCGGATCACCAGCATCACGAACACGGGTGGTGACGGCGCCGCGCCGCCCACCTACGTCTCCACTTTCAATACGCGCAGCGGCGCGGTCACACTGAATGCACAGGATATCCACGATGCATTGGGCTACACGCCCACCAACGGCGGTCTGACGACGCTCAGTGCATCGGACATCACCACGGCTCTCGGTTACGTCCCGGTCAACAAAGCTGGCGACAACCTGACGGGTAACGGCGACACCTCCGGCAACACCACCACGCATGGTCTGGACTTGAACTACGGCCCGATTTCCCATGCTGGGAACATCACCACCTACGGCAATCTCCGCATGGGGAATGGCGGCAAGCAAACCGATTTCGCAGGCAACAAACTGTCGAATGTCGGCACGCCGACGGCGGGCACAGACGGTGCGACCAAGGCTTACGTCGATGCCAAGCTTTCGGGCAACGTGACGGTGTCTTCTTTCCCACCTTCCGGCGGCAGCGACGGAGATGTTTGGTATAGGTATTGATCTATGCCAGCAGAGACATACGCGTTCAACGGCCAGTGGCGCAAAGCCAAACAAATCTACATCCACAACGGTGGCGTTTGGGTTGAAGCCAAAGAAGTTTGGAAGAAAGACGGCGGCGTTTGGCGTCTGGTCTTCACGCGAAATTTCGTCTTCAACGATACGGCCGCAGGCTTCAACTACAACGTCTACAATTCTGTCTTGGGGACCGGCCAATGGGATGGTCTGACGCCCGTCGTCGCAAACATCACGGTGTCGTCGAACCTTGGATCGGCAACCTCGACGACGATTGATTGGAACACCTATCTCTCGCAGAATCCCGACGTTGCTGCGGCCGGAGCGAGCTATCGCCAAGGCGTGGTGGCGTTTGCCCAGATGCACTATTGCACCAACGGCCAGTTCGAAGGCCGAGTGCTGCCCTACACGTTCTCTCCGGCCTCGCTCGACACGGGTAACCTCCCGGCCGGGTCGATGGTCAACGTCTTCGTTAGCTCCGGTTGCGGAATCGTCGGCGCCGGTGGCATCGGTGGTTACGGCGGCACTTACGTCGTCACCGGTTCGAGCACCTTCCTGCCGTCCACGGCTGGCTCTAAGGGCGGCCCGGCGATCACGGCTCGTTGCCCGGTCACGATCTACAACAACGGCATCATTGGTGGCGGTGGTGGTGGTGGTGGCGGCGGCGCGGGCGCTGGTGGTGGCCAAGGCTACGACGACCCCGGCGGCGGCGGTGGCGGCGGCGCGGGCATCATCCAAGGTCTGGGTGGCCAATCGGCTCGCGCGGGCACGTTCATCGGTGCGACAGGCACCATCGGTCATGGCGGCGCGGGTGGTTTCCCCTCCGCAACGTCCTCAAAAGAATGGGCTTCGGCCACGGCGGGCGGTGTCGGCGGCGACATGGGCGCAGCAGGCGCCGCGAGCGCTGCCAGCAATGGTGGACCCGGTCTTCCGGGTGGTCCACCGGGCGCAGCTATCGAGGGTTCAGCCAATGTGACGTGGCAAGTTTACGGGGATGTGCGCGGACCCCTCGCATAAATACTCGGCAGATATTGGAAAGTCGAACCAGTGGCCGATACTCATTACACTATTCTCAAAACGAATCTCAGTTTGCTGGGCACCGTCGATGACGTTAGCATCACCAATACTGTAGCCGATACGAGTCTATCCTCTCTGCAACTGCTTCGCCGTGGTGCAAAGTCCTACTCCGAAGCTACCTCCGAAAATTTCGTCCGCTTGATGGAAAACTTCGCGGCTGATTCCTCGCCGCCCCACCCGATGCTGGGTCAACTTTGGTATGATACCACCTCGAACACGCTGAAGGTCTGCACCAACGCGAGCTTGGGCACCTTCC